AATTATGAACAAAGCTGTAAACGCTGAGTATCGATTCGGCACAACGGGTACACTTGACGGCACACAGGTACACAAATTGGTGCTTGAAGGTCTATTTGGTCCTGTTCATCGTGTGACTACAACGCACGAACTTCAGCAGAAAGATACGCTGGCTAAACTAAATATAGATATACTATTGCTTCAGTATTCTAAAGAACAGTGTAAAGAAATGGAGGGCAAGACCTATCAAGAAGAAATTGACTTCATCGTCTCAAACGAAAAGCGAAACAAATTCATTTCAAATCTTGCGGTCGATAGGAACGGAAATACGTTGGTTTTATTTAACTTGGTGGATCGTCATGGCAAGGTGTTGCGGGATCTGATTGAAACCAAGCTGAAAGATGGGCAACGATTATTTTACGTCTCTGGTGAAACCAAAACCAGCGACAGAGAGCAGATTCGGAATATTGTGGAGAAGCAAAAGGATTCTATTATACTCGCTAGTCTGGGTACTTTCTCCACTGGCATTAATATCAAAAATATACATAATATTATATTTGCGTCTCCTTCAAAAAGCCAAATCCGTGTCTTACAATCAATCGGAAGAGGACTAAGAAAATCTGATGATGGTACTGACGCACACTTGTTTGATATTGCAGATGATCTGCATTGGAAGTCACGAAAGAATTTTACATTGTTGCACAGTGCCGAGCGAATTAAAATTTATAATAATGAAAAGTTTCCTTACAAAATAACACAAATAGGAATGTGACATGGATTATCAAGACAATTTAGCACAGTTCAAATTTAGTAACGGCCAAGAAGTTGTTTGTGAAGTCATGGAGTGGCCTGAAGATAAAACTCAAGATATCATTGTTCGAAATGCCATGTCAATCATTATGGGCGAAGATCAAGATGGTGATAGAGTCTATATGTTTAGACCATGGGCGCATTATCTAGAAGCGCCTGACGAATATATTTTGGTGAACACTCTCCATGTTGTGAGTACAAATCGCCCTAGTGTTCATCTTGAAGAAGAGTATAAGTATGCTGTTACAGAGATGCACAAACACAGGCGACTCAGAGATGCTGCCGCAAGAAAAGAGCAGAATGAAGCCTTTGAAAGATTACAAAACGCTATGGTAAAAATGATTGAAAATGACTCTACTGGAATCTTATCAAACGTGCTACCATTTCCTAAACGCGATGACACATTGCATTAGTATATTCTGTCGCCCTGCGCGTGGAGTTAGATTTTAACACGATTTTTTTAATCTGTCAAGCTTTTTTTTAAACTAATTTTAGTTTATAATAGTAACAATATGTAAACCGTGAGTAGACATTTATGAAAGAAAACAAACCACATTACGTCAACAACGCTCAGTTTTCTGAGGCTGTTGTCGAGTACGTAAGACACGCCAACTCTGAAACCGAGGCTGGTAATCCAAAACCCATCGTGCCAAACTACGTTGCAGAGTGTTTTCTGAAGATCGCAGAAGGCTTGTCTCATAAGGCTAACTTTGTGCGGTACACGTACCGTGAAGAGATGGTCATGGACGCTGTAGAAAACTGTCTTAAGGCTATCGAGAACTACAATCTTGAAACTGCTACTCGCACAGGCAAACCCAACGCATTCGCATACTTTACACAGATTGCATGGTACGCATTTTTGCGCCGTATCGAGAAAGAGAAAAAGCAACAGGACGTTAAACTCAAGTTCATTGCCGAAGCAGATATCAGTCAATTTATGGAAAACGCTGATGACATTGATATGAGTGACGATACCACATTCTCTTTCATTGAAGAATTACGCTATCGAATTGACGCTGTAAAAGAAAGCGATCGAATGTTCAAAGAATATGCTACAAAAGAAAAGCGCCGCCGTAAAGCAAAAGTAGACTCAGACTTGACACAGTGGTTATAAATGGAGTATACTTGTATGTGGAAGTATGAGTGTAAGTCAGGCACGTACGCAGAGACGAGTCTACTTGCTTTGTTATGGACTATCTTTACTCACCGTTTGCATCATCTGATCGAGGACGGTAAGTTTACGGACTAATATGAAAATAGCATTGCTAAACGATACGCATTGTGGCATCCGCAATTCATCGGATATCATGATGAAGTATCAAGAGAAATTCTATTCTGAAGTATTCTTTCCTTATCTGTTAGAGAACAACATCACCAAGATTCTACACCTTGGTGACTACTACGATAATCGAAAGTTTATCAACTTCAAAGCCCTTGAACACAATCGTAAAATCTTCCTTGAGAAGTTGCGTGAACACAAGATACACATGGACATCATTCCTGGTAACCATGACGTATTCTACAAGAACACGAACGATCTGAGTTCACTGAAAGAACTGCTCGGTCACTACATGGCTGAAGTTCGTATCATCGAGAAGCCAACTGTGGTTGAGTATGATGGCACACCGGTTGCACTCGTGCCATGGATCAATGATGAGAACGAAGCAGAGACCGAAAAGTTTCTGAAGACGTGCAAAGCGTCTATCGTCGGCGCTCACCTAGAGTTAGAAGGCTTTGAGATGCAAGCAGGCATTCCATGTACGCATGGCATGAGTGCAGATGATTTCAAAAGATTTGACACAGTACTCACTGGTCACTTCCATACGAAATCAAATCACGGCAACATTCACTATCTTGGCTCACAGATGGAGTTCTTCTGGTCAGATGCACATGATCCAAAGTACTTTCACATCTTCGATACCAAGACACGTGAACTGACACCTGTACAAAACACCGTCACACTGTTTCATCGGCTGTACTACGATGATACCGTAGAGAAGGCTGAGTATAAGTATCGTACAGGCAAACTGCCCGACATCACTGACAAGTTCGTCAAGGTTGTTGTGGCTAACAAATCTAATCCAAAACTATTTGAACACTGGCTTGATCGTATTCAGTCCAAGCGTATTCATGAACTGAAGATCGCAGAGAACTTCGAAGAGTTCGTTGGTTCGTCGGTCGAAGATGATCGAGTATCTGTAGAGTCAACTGAACAATTGTTAAGCAGTTATATTGACGCTGTTGAAACACCTCTTGATAAAGGACATATTAAAAAACTTGTCCATGAATTAATGATAGAGGCTCAGACAGCAGATATAGTATAGAAACGCACCTGCCGTATTACCAGAGGTCTGGTGATGCTTGACACACTACTTTCGGTATGATATAGTACACATATGATTAAATTTACAAATTTGCGTTACCGTAACTTTTTGTCTACGGGCGATCAATTCACTGAAATTTCCTTAGATCGTGCTAGGTCTACTCTAGTCGTTGGACAAAACGGCGCTGGCAAATCGACAATGCTGGATGCGTTGTCGTTTGCCCTTTTTGGCAAAGCACATCGAAGCATCAACAAGGGTCAGTTAGTCAACTCAATCAACGGCAAAGCCATGCTAGTCGAAGTCGAGTTCTCAATTGGTCCATCAAACTATAAGATTGTGCGTGGCGTCAAGCCCAACAAGTTTGAAATCTGGAAAGATAATGTACTGATCAACCAAGACAGTCACAGTAAAGAGTACCAGAAAGTTCTTGAGCAGAACATTTTGAAATTGAATCACAAATCGTTTCACCAGATTGTGGTGCTTGGTAGTTCATCGTTCATTCCGTTCATGCAACTACCGGCACAGCATCGCCGTGAGGTGATTGAAGACTTGCTCGACATTAACGTGTTCTCTAAGATGAACACCATTTTGAAAGAACGCATTTCGATTCTGCGCGAGCGCGAGCGAGCCAACAAAGTTGCGTTAGAACTGATCGAAGAAAAGATCAAGACACAGCGCGACTACGTGGCTAAACTAGAAAAACTTAGCCGTGAGCAGAAGACCGAACGCCTAAAAGAAATTGCTGTACTGCAAGAGTCAATCACAACTCTTGGTCTTGGTCGTGTCTCTGTGTCTCAAGATCAGATGAAGAATCTGAAGAGTCAGATGGATGAGCTAAATAGTAAGATTCGTGAGGTCGAGAAATTCGACACACAATTTTCTACGAAGCAAAAAGCACTGAACAAAGAGATTAAGTTTTATGAAAGTAACTCCACTTGTCCCACCTGTGACCAAAGTATCGAGCCAGAGGTTAAGCAAGCAAAGACTGAAACAGCGGCTAGAAAGTGGGACGAATTCGAAGAAGCAAGACACCAAGCCTCAGCCCAAATCAAATCACTCTCGGATCGACATCGAAGTGTAGAAGAAAACATTGCGAAGATTCAAGAGCAGTTGAATCGCGAGTTTGAAATCAACACACAGATCACTCAGGCTCAAAATAGAATCGAGCAGTTACAACGAGAGGTCGATAAGGTTGAGACTGAGACTGACTCTGTAGAAGATTCGCTTTCGCAGTTAGAAATTTACACCAAAGAAGAGCAAGCCCTAACTAAAGACAGACGCCAACTGTCCGAAGAGGGTGCGTACAATACTGTCATCACAGAACTGTTAAAAGATACTGGCATCAAGACTAAGATCATCAAACAGTATTTGCCCGTGATCAATAATCTGGTCAACAAGTATCTGCAAGTTCTGGACTTCTATGTGTCGTTTCATCTGGACGATACGTTTAAAGAGTCTATTCGTTCTCGTTACAGAGACGAATTTTCGTACGACTCATTCAGCGAAGGAGAGAAACAGCGAATCGATTTAGCCTTGCTGTTCACTTGGCGTATGGTCGCAAAGATGAAGAATAGTGTCGCAACCAATCTTCTCATTCTTGACGAAACTTTCGATAGCAGTTTGGACGCTGACGGCGTAGACAACCTGTCGAAGATTCTTGAGACGCTTGACGAAGATACGTGCGTATTTGTTATTTCACACAAAGGAGAAATGCTTGACGGTAAATTTGATGAGAAAATTGAGTTCGTTAAATCAAAGAACTTCAGCAAAGTCGCTTGACCTCAAGCGCAGAAAAGTGTATAATTTATTGAAATTAACGTGCATAAAAGTGCGAGGATATTATGGAACTAACTGAAAAGACGTTGACTGTTCTGAAGAACTATGCAACGATTAACCCTAACGTTGTGATCAACAATGGCAACGTAATCAAAACAATCTCTGAGGCTAAGAATGTTCTTAGCAGTGCTGAGGTTGACGTTGAGTTTCCCAAGCAGGTCGGCATCTATGACCTGAGCGAGTTTCTCAGCGTCTTGTCTTTGGTTGATTCGCCACGTCTTACATTTGAAGACAACAACTTTTTGATCAGTGACGGTAGTGGTCGCACTCGTATCAAGTACTTTTACTCTGATATAGATATGCTTACTGTCCCGAGCAAAGACATCATCATGCCTGAGTGTGAGGTATCTTTCTCTCTGGATCGTGAGACGTTGACCCGAGTGAAGCGAGCGGCTTCTGTTCTTGGTCACACTGAAATGTCTTTGTCTGTTGTGAATGATGTATTGCAGTTGTCTGTAATCGATCAGAACGACAAGACTTCGAACGTATTCTCTATCGACGTTGATGGTGAGTACAAAGACGCAAATTTCAACTTCGTATTCAACATTGCGAACTTGAAGATGGTTGATGATGATTATCGAGTTGATATCTCATCTAAATTGATTTCTCATTTTGTCAATGAGATTAGCGGTATCCAATACTGGGTAGCACTTGAAAAAACTAGCACTTACGGAGAATAATGCTATGGCTAAGAATGAAACGAACGAAAGCGTCGAGCAACTGATGGAACTCGCTAATCGCGTGACCCGCAGTACTGTCGCTGTAATTGATACCGTGACCGGACGTGGTGGCTTTCGCGGTGAAGAACTCTCGACTATCGGCCAGTTGCGAGATCAATCTATTCAGTTGATTCAACTTGTTGAACAAATGCAAGGTGAATCTGGCGAATAATTCTGATATAATACTCCTATGAACAAACTCTGGACTATCTGGAAGTACGCTATCGGTAGCTTCAGTGATGACAAGACCGCAGACTATGACAATCATGTCGCGGTTATTCGAACGTTTGTTGTCGTAATCAATGTTGGCTGTGCTTGCATGATTATGGCAAACATCGTTCACAAATGGTAATTTTATTATGATGCGGAGTAATTTATGTCTAAAGATTTTCTCTGGGTTGAGAAGTATCGTCCTCGCAAGGTAGAAGACACAATTCTACCAAAAAAACTGAAAGAAGTTTTTACAAAGATCGTGCAGTCTGGTGAATTGCCTAACATGCTTTTTACCGGCACTGCTGGTCTTGGTAAAACTACCGTAGCACGAGCAATCTGTGATGAACTTGGCTATGACTACATTGTCATCAATGGTTCTGAAGAAGGTAACATCGATACGCTACGTGGCAAAATCAAGCGTTTTGCATCCTCTGTCTCTCTAGGTGGCGATGTCAAGGTCGTCATCCTAGACGAGGCTGATTATCTAAATCCTCAATCGACACAGCCAGCTCTTCGTGGCTTCATTGAAGAGTTTTCTGATAACTGTCGATTCATTCTGACTTGTAACTTCAAGAATCGAATCATCGAGCCGCTTCACTCTCGGTGTGGTGTATATGAATTCAATACGACCAAGAAAGAGATGCAGACTCTCTGTGCCGATTTCTTTGTGCGATTGATCCACATTCTTGAATCTGAGCAAGTCGCATTCAACAAAGACCTGCTTGCACAACTGATCATGAAGTACGCCCCAGACTGGCGGCGTGTAATCAATGAGTGTCAGCGGTACTCGATTGGCGGTCAATTGGAAACTACAGTTCTCAATAATGATGCAAGTGGTAACTACGATTCTCTTTTCAAGTCGCTCAAAGACAAAGACTTTAAAAAGATGCGCAGTTGGGTCGCTCAGAACGTAGACGTTGATGTGTCTGCAATCTTTCGTCAAATCTATGACAACATGTACGAGAAAGTGGACGCATCTTCGATTCCGCAACTGGTGTTGATTCTTGCTGACTACCAGTACAAGAATGCCTTCGTTGCTGATCATGAGTTGAACATCGTCGCATGTATGACTGAGATCATGGCAAACGTGGAGTTTAAATAATGAATCCGTTTGACTATGTGACAGCCATTAATCATGGCAAGCAAGACATCATGGACGATGATTTGAAAGAGAAAGCCTATAACTCTTTTCTGACAAATCGATCACTAAGTTATTTTCCTGATACCGTTGCCGCGGCTAACGTTATGAATCAGTTTCACCACTTGGATAACAAGTTACAATTTCATTTTTTACTAAATATAGTAAGAAAGCGAAAGCGGTTCTCTAAGTGGGAGAAACAAGAGACTTTCGATGACGTGGAAGCGGTAAAGGAGTATTATGGATACAGCAACGAAAAAGCACGTTCGGCTTTATCCCTCCTTTCACCTGATCAAATTAATGAAATAAGAACAAGGATCTACAAAGGTGGAAGAAAATAGAATTTGGAAACCAGCAGATATGCTGGAAGTGACGTTGAACGAACCCGATGATTTTCTCAAGGTTCGTGAGACATTGACAAGAATGGGTGTAGCATCTCGACGTGAAAACAAACTGTTTCAGTCATGTCATATCTTGCACAAACAAGGTCGGTACTTTATCGTGCACTTCAAAGAATTGTTTCTACTCGACGGCAAGAAGTCTAATCTAGAAGAGGCTGATGTTCTAAGAAGAAACACCATCGCTACTTTGTTAGCAGATTGGGGACTCGTGCAGATCGTCGATAAGGCTCAGGTAGCAGAGTGTGCACCACTGCGACAAGTGAAGATCATTTCTCACAAGGATAAAGATCAGTGGGAGTTGTGTCCAAAATATAATATCGGTAATAAGGCTTGACAGTCGAAGAACATTACGCTAGAATGGAAAAGATATTCGGCAAACTACCTAATCCCTATCATGAGCCTAAGCAGTTTGCCTATTTCGTCAAGCTATACAAATACTACCATTTCAGTAGAGATGGAAAGAATCACTGGGTTGCTTAAATTCTCGCAATCGATTCAACGTGACAAGTTTTCTTGCGTGAGAACTTGATCGGTGTTCCTTCTCTGACTTGACGCGAACGAAATTGAAACTGAGTGATTTCTTCTACGTCATATTCGCAGTTTGTTTTGATAGCGTACTTATTACCTTGCTTGTCTCTGATCTGAATTAAGTCGCTAGACGTATCAAACATGACAATTGGAGTAAGATTGGCAGTGACAACACTCTCATTAGCGAATGAGATTAGCGGTAACATAAGTAATACGAGGATGATGTTTTTCATATTTGCCTCCAGTCGCCTCACGGCGTAGTTATTGTTACAGTTTTATTACACTGTATATACATTATATATAGGTTTTTGGACTTAGACCATGAAAAAAGATGACAATCTTCTTGTGAAAATCAATAAGGAAGATAAGAAAGAATTTATTGCGCTGTGTAAAGAAATGGACACAAGCGCATCTCGTGAAGTGAGACACTTCATAAAAAAATTTATACAAGAGAACCAAAAGCAAACTTCTCGCGTATAAATAACCGCGTGATGCCTTTATAGGGTCACATATACAACACAACCTTGCTTAATTAATTAGGAGGTACCGTTTATGGTAACTAAAGCATTTACCTTTCCACGTTCGCATTTTATTGGCTTCGATCACGTTTGGTCTGAGATTGAACGTCTTTCAGAGATGTCAGACAACAAACTCTTTCCTCCACACAACGTAGTCAAGCATGACGAATCAACGTTTTCAATCGAACTTGCACTGGCTGGTTATAGCAGAGACAACCTAGAAATTGAAGTGAAAGAAGGCAACGCTCTTCTTGTGATTTCTGGCGACAACCGAGTCGAAGAGTTTGAAAACGAGCGATCAAAGGAGTACCTGCATCGTGGAATCTCAGGTAAGAAGTTTACTCGCACCTTTAGACTGTCAGAACATGTTGTTGTTGATGGAGCAGACTTCGTGGACGGATTACTCGTCATTAACTTGAGAGTAGAGATTCCTGAAGAAAAGCGTCCGAGAAAAATCTCAATCTCATCTTAAAGGACGTAATACAATTGAAAAGAATTTTAGCCCTCGCACTTGCATTGGGTTTATCTGCTAGTGTTAGCGCCAATGATGTTGAAGAAGTAAAAGTGTATGCGACAAAGATCGACAACTCAGGCTATACTATGAGAGCCGGTCTGACGAACGTTGCGCTGTTGCACGAATACGACGAAAGACTTGACACTTGGCATTACATTGGTTATACTGATGAATACGGTCAAACTGTAACAGTTGATGTTGATAAATCTATCAACAAAGCTATTGCAGACGCCGTGAAGACATTCTTCAGTGTCGATTAACCCGATGTATAAATATTAACGGTTTGCGGAGTTCCGTTTAAATAAAACTCCGCTCTACATAAGGAGCTAATTATGATCAAGGCAATTGGGGATTGGGTAAAAGATTTCTTTATGGGTCTGACTCATGAACAAGCAGGATGGTTAACCATCGGAACTGTTGGGGTCATTGTACTTCTAGCTATCGTATAGGATTTATTATGATTGATGCATACATGCAGGTCGATCTTAACGATCCTCTCGCTGTAAAATATCATAAAGTCGCATTGAAATCCTTTGAATGCGTATCAGACATTTTCAGAATAAATGTTGTGCAGTGTATCACGCCTGATACGCTTCTCGATCTACCATTCTCAGAAGATAAAAGAAGATCACCTCAAGAAAAAGCCTCTTTGTGTTCTCAATACAGAATGCATAAGCGCATGTCCCAAGAAGGTCCAATGAAGCGGTTCTTTATTATGGAACACGATGCATATCTAAGACCTGATCAAGAAGAAACGTTTCGCATGATCATGTCTAAGTGGGAACAAATGATCACTCTTAATATTGGCATTGCTATGGAATGCTACACGTGTAAGCGCCAAATTTCTAAGTTGTTTTGTGAGGCTGTAGAAAACGATAAGACCACAAAAATGACTGGTCCTATGGGTATTCTGCATTCAGTCACAGATGCTTGGGTAAAGAAGAACAATCTTCAAGTCCGTGCGGTATACTGGCCCAAGATCGGTAAAGACAACAAAACAGGAGTTTCGAATGATGTGACTCGTGCACATCGAAAGCCTCAGATAGTTATCGAGGCTCCTGTCACACAATTAATTGATACGAGTTTGGGAACAACTGTAACTGATCGACCAGAGTCGCAAGTAAAAAATTACTACAACCAAGACACGCATCCTAATTTTCATTTCGTCAATTTGTCGGAATCGGTTGACAATTCTACTGATACTTTAGTATAATACGTACATGAAATTTTATACGAATGTTGTCCGCGCGGGCAACAAAATACTCTATCGTGGTTACGAAAGTGGATCTCGCGTCGAGCGTAGAATTCCGTACACTCCTACCCTGTTCGTTGAAAGCAATCGTGCAACTGGCAAGTACAAGACGCTCTACGGTAAGTCTGTCGAGCCTATGCAGTTCGGTGACATGCGTGAAGCTTCTGACTTTATAAAGCAGTACGAGAACGTTCCTAACTTCTCCGTACATGGTCAGACGAATTATGTCACTCAGTTCATCGGCGACACTTTTCCTAACGATATCAAGTTTGATCGTGACCTGATCAACGTAATGACTATC